CCGACATGTCGAGCCATGTCAAACACGGTCTGACACGCATCAGGTTGCGTTATAGGCGTAGTTACAGGCACGGTGCTAGTAGTGCTAGGTATGTCAACTGGTCGGCCGTAGCCCTCAAATACCTCGGGTTGTCTGACTGCTAGATCGTCGGCTGTGGGTGCAGGCGGCGGTGTCAAAATAAATATTGACGTGACGCTAATAAATAGCGATATTGCAAGTTTGCTGATGAGTGTCATAATGACCTACTTTCTCGGTAGGTGACCAGCCTAAACAGGTTTTGTTACCGCTGTTGTGGATGGTGTCGGCAATACCCCGAAAACGGCTTGCCAGCGCTGTTTTGCGATAATCGGGTCGTTAGCGACGTGCGGGTCAATCTCTATGTGATACCAGTCGCCCTGCTCGACACTCGGTAGCGGTTGCCATGTGCCACGATCGCATTTCCATGACCGTTGCATCGCGTAGTCAATGACAAGTTGTATGCCTAAGTGGTCTGCGTTTTCTAAACATTTAACAATAAACGCAAGTGACGCTTTACGGCCGTCTGCCTTGCCAAGCTTCTTTTGATTTAGCCAACGATACGACAAGTCCATTGCCAGCCCTCGAGCATGATTGCTAATCGTGCCGGGTCTGTTGCGTATGTCGCGATGCACAAATGTGCCGTTATTCCACAACGCACCGTCGCTGTGTTTGCACGCAAGTCGCGCCCACTCTGACGTGCCAGCCAACGCAGACTTTACAACTGGCTGTTGCGTAACTATGTACGCCCTATTCGGCATCAGGTTTATCTATAAACAAACACGCTAAATCAGGGTCGCCAATTTTGGTAGAAATATACGCAAACACGGTGCTAATAATTGGCACAAGTAACGCAATAAGCATCGGGTCAAAATCTTGTTTAACCATGCCGTAAACACACAAACCAAGTGCTGCACCCTTAGTTGACTGATCGCCGATTTGCCTGCGTGCCTTCGACATAATTACTCAACAAATGGCACAACTGGGTCGGGTGGATAAAAGAAATTTTCTGTTGCTTCGTCGTAAATCCAATTTATGCCTGCATAATTTTTGTTTGGCGTGTCATAAAAAGTTTCAACCCAAACGCCCGGATACCGTTCAGGATTGGCGGCCATAAATTCGGCTGTTACAACGTGAATATCTATAACAACATTGTTTGCGTCTAGTTGTGCGTAAATTTGTTCAGGCATAACTAAATCTTAAACCTTACGTAAACTATGCCTGCTGCGCCTGCGCCGCCTGTTGCATTATTTGTGCCGCCGCCGCCCGAACCTGCTGTAGTCGCAGCGTTTCCTGTACCGCTTGTTACGCCTGCTACGCCGCCATTACCTGCCGCGCCACCAGTCCCTGAACCGCCGCCTCCGCCACCCGCCGCACGATACGCGGTAGCACCCGTAATAAAAGTGCTGATATCGGAGCCGTTACCGCCCGAACCGCCCGTTGTCCCGCTTCCGTTTCCGCCCGCCGCCGCTGAACCGCCGCCTCCACCCGCTATCGAATTTGAGCCTCCACCGTTTCCGCCTTTGTTTCCGCCAATAGTAAACGCAGCATCTAACGCACTAGCACTTGCAACCGCACCACCCGACGAAGCACCCGACGAACCTGAATAGTTGCGTTCATGCGAACCGCCGCCACCACCACCGGGCACGCCAATAACATTTGCTATAGCACTATTTAAACCCGGTGAGCCAGCATTAAAAGACGAACCCGACGCTGCACCACCTGCGCCAACATCTACTGCATAAGTTGCAGCCGCAAGATAAACGGTGCAAGTAGATACCAAACCTAGAATACCGCCCGCGCCACCACCACCCGTTGCCGTAGGCGCACCGGCGCTCGACGAACCCGCCCCTGCACCGCCACCAATTAAAAGGACATCAAACAAACCGCTTTTAGACACAACAAGATTTGTGTCAGTTGAAATTGTTAAAAGCGTGTAATTTTGACCGCTTACCGTAATGCTTGACGACGAGCCACCTGTAGCAACGCCGTATGTTGCGCCGCCCCCTAAGTTAAAAAAAGTAAATGTTGACGCCGACAATGCAAGTAAATAGCCGCCCCCATATTGCGCCAAAGCAAGCGATCCGCTTGTATTAATAGTTACGCCTACACCCGCAGTTACCGTACAAACGCCCGCGCCTTTATTGGCAAGTTGAATGACATCGCCAACCGTAAAGATTGAGTTGTTAACCGTAATTGTTGTAGCGCTTGCGCTATTCATAATCGTGCGTTTAGTTTCGTCGCCTGCAATCAGCGTGTACGACGCAGTTTTATCTGATATCGGTAAATTTTGTATGTCGTTAAGTTGCGCGGCCGTCAAAACCTGACCAGCAACAAACGGAAACGGTGTTGTCATATTTGCCTACTTTACCCTAGAGCGTTGTCTGCGTTGATGATACCAAACGACGAGTCATCAAGTATCAGCTCATAAACAATGACCGTTGGCGACGTGTAATAAGTAACGCTATGCCCGGCGTTTACGCTGATCGTGTGCTCAATGCCCTCGACTGCTAATTCCTGTGCCAACTCAGTAGTCGTTACGCCTGACGTAAACGACTTCTCAATTGTGATTGTGTCGCCTACGTCAATCACGGCCACCGTGTCACGTTGCGCGTTAGTCAACAAAGCAAACGACGTAGCCAAAGACGTGTATCGTGCCTCAGGTTCAGGGTCAAGCAAATAAACCGCCAAGTCAAGTGCGGCGCTGTCGTTATGCAAAAGGCTGTTAGTGATGCTGTAAGTCTGCACAAAATACTTTGTTTGACTACCAGCGTCGTCAGCGACCTGCGGATTGTTACTGCCAAGTATCTGTACGACCGCACGGTTAGTTACCTGATCGGCTTCAAATGTTATGCCTACGCCGTTGTACGGAATGTTTGTGCCGTCATCATGAAAGTTTGCTACGGCTGGTGTAAGCGTTGTGCCTAGTCGAGCGTCAAACACTAGATCGCCGTCACGCGACATAAACAAACGACCCTGCTCAGCCTCGTTTACGTCAGACAAATAGCCAAGCACGTTCGTGCCTTGAGCGATTGTAAACGCTGCTGAACCGCCAAGCGTTTGTGTACCTGTAGCAATGTCGCGCGTTAACGCTGGGAACGCAACCTCAGGCCGATCAAGTACGGCCGTGACTCGAGCGCTAGACAATTCTTCGCTGACGTTAAATTCGTCTAAATATGTTTGTGCCAACAAATAAAAATCGTCTGCACAAAACACGGTAACGGTGTCAAGACCGCCCAATGCAAAGTTGTAGTCATAGTTTACGATTACGCCGACGAACAAATATTCTTTAACGTTTAGCGAACTGTAACGCGACAAGCGCACTCGACGCATAGGTGCAAGACCCGGTTGTGCTTGCGGTGTGTCGTAGTAAGGCGACTGCGTATCAAACGGGTTAAAAATACCTGCTGTGTCAAGCATATTAAACGACATTGTGCCTGCACTAAATTGGTCGCCTTGATCGCGTCGCCCACGCTTAACCGTGATGCTGTTCACGCCGTCAAGCACACTCGCAAAATCTGTCGTACCGTCAAGCAAATATTGAGTGTTGTTAAGTACGCCAGCGGTTGCGTCATCAAGTAAAAATGCGTCTTGAATAAACCCTGTGTCAATCTCTAAGTCATAGTTGCCACTAGCAACAACGGCTGTACCTGCCATTACGACGCAATCTGTAAGTCGAGTGGCCCGTTAGTGCGCTGGTAGGCCAGCAAACTGTTTAATACGCTTTGCCCAATTTCGGCGCTAGTTGACATACCGCCTGTCACGTTTATTGTTATGCCTTCAGTTTTGCCGTGTACGGCCATCATTTGTTGACCTATGCCAGCGTAAATTGCGTCGCTGTTCATTATTGTCATTAGGCCGTCATTGCCACCGATGCCACCGCCGCCGCCACCGCCGCTACCGGCTCGACTACCGCCACCGCCACCACCGATGATCGCTGGGGGCAAACTAGGCATACTTGGCAACGCAGGTGTGATACTGCCTGTGCCGCCCTCTCGAGCCGCGCCACCGCTAGTTGCGCCGCTACCGCCACCAATACGACCTAAGTTAATTGTTGACAATGGGTCAATATCTGTAAACGGGTTTATTAAATTCATGCCACGAATGATTAAGTTAATTGCACCAATAAACGAATTAGCCATTAACTCAAACCCTGCAATTAAACCGTTTATTACAAAATTTACGCCGTTGCGGAATGTCTCAAATTTTGTGTACGCAACTGCAAGACCAGTAACAAGCGCAGCAATGCCAATTGCAATTAACGTAAACGGATTAGCAGCCATAGCAAAATTAACCGCCAAAATTGCTGTAGCAATAGCGCTTATTGTGCCGGCAACAATTAAAAATGCTTTAGGGTTTTTTTGCGCCCAATCAGCCATGCTCTGCAAATACGGCAACACTTTTTGCAACACGGGCAACAAACCTGCACCAATGCTTTCTTGTGTTTCAGCCAAACTATTTTTTAAAATTTTAAATTGACCCGCAGCGGTGTTGGCAGACTTTGCGGCCGCGCCACCAAAGTTGTCGTTCAATGCAAGCATCACCGTGTCGAGTGACGCACCGTCTTTAATCATGCCTTTCATCTCAGGCGACAACGCCTGCAAACCTTTCATATTGCCGCCATACGCTTTTGCAAGAGCGTCAGAGACTGAACCTAAATTAGACCCAGTTGATATGGCTATATCTTGGGCAAGAGATAACGCGTCGGTAGCCTCGCCAACATTCTTTGTACCAGTAAGCAACGCAGCAAACGCTGGTCGTAACTCACTATCAGCCGTACCAGTTGCCCTCGACATAGCCGAAATCATGTCCTCAGTCGCCGCAACCGTTGCATCAGTAGCGCCAACGACGTTCTGCATCGTGTTAGCCAAAATCGCTTGTTGCTGTTCGTCCTCGGCTGCCGCTTTTGCAGCCAAGCCAAGCGCACCCGCAACCGCCGTAATTGCAGCCGCTGCAGGTACAGCCGCCTTGCGAATAGCAAACTGTGCTTTCTCGCCAACAGTCTCAAGTTGCTTAAATTCTTTAATTGCTTTGTCAATGCCTTTGCCGTCAAACTCGCTGACAATAGGTATAGATAGTGCCATAACTAAATCTCGCTTTGCACAACGCGCATAGTTTTAGCAATCATCTTTGTCATCTCAGCTTCAATATTGCGACGCGCTTTATATACAGCCGGGCCAATTAGTCGAGTGCGACCAGCGCTAACAAAACCTAATGCGTTACCTAATCTGTTTGAATTAGCGCGACCAGCCGTTTCAAAGATTGCAGCCGCTGGGTCTTTCTGCTCAATAAGAATTACGCCTACTGCGTTACGTCGAGTGTCAAAACGCATACGCACGCCGTTAATTGCTTTGGCTGTTGTAAACGGAAATAGTTTGCGATCACGTTGCACCCAGTTGTAGCGCATACCTGATAGCGGTAATTCTTTGTAAACGGCTTTGCCCGCTTGTATTGCTGGCTGTGCAATAGCGGTTGCGTCTGCCTTAAAATCTTTTTGCAGTTGCGGGTCAATTTTACGCAAAGAGTTAATCGTCTGTTTGACCCCGACAATCTCAATAGTTGTTGATGCTGGCATTGCGCTACCTCTTTTGCTTATTCAATAGCGTAATCACCGTTATCAGGTCGCGCGTGTCAAACTCGATTGTCGTAGGCCAATACCCTGTTGCGACTAACAATTCTGCTAGTTGCCGTCGGTAACTGCCTACGCCGTAAGGTTTGGGTCTGTCTCGTCTATTGCCTCAATCGTCATGTTTGGGTTTTCTTTAACCCAGTCACGATATGTTGCAGGCATTTTTTGGCCGCTA